CCCTCCAGCCCGAGTTGGCGGAGTCGTGGCTACTGCGAGCAGTCGCTGAGGCGCCCGAGTGGCGGGACCTGTGGTGCTCCCTGACCGACCTCTACTACCAGAGCCAGGACTGGGACGGGGTTATCTGGGCATCCGAACGGGGACTCCAGATCCCTAACCACGTGCCCTACTTCAATGAGCCCCGATCTTGGGGTCCCTTTCTCTGGGACATGGCAGCCCTGGGCCACCACCATAGAAGTAACAAGAAACGCGCCATCGACCTCGGCAGAGCGGCCCTTTCCTTTGCCCCAGACGACCTACGCCTGCGCGACAATCTCAACTGGTACGAGATGGGTATCGCATGAGCGTCGACACCAACCACAGCGTGCAGCGCAGCACCCAGCGCGGAATGTCTGGTCCCAAGATCATGGAGGCCATTCAGCGCGGACGCACCCAGCCACACAAGACCGATTCGAACAAGACGATGCACTTGCTCCGCAGCGAGAACATGAAGTACGACGGCGACCCCCAGTCCGAGACCTACAACACCATCGGCCCGGCTGACCGTGTTGTCGTCACTGCAGGGGAACAGCAAACCCCCGTCACCGTCTACTACGAACACAAGGCCCAGGGGCGACGGGATCCCAGCGCTGACGAACTGGCCAAGATCGAGGCAGCCCAGAAACAGCGGCGCCTAGTCGAGTCCGTGGCACAACAGCGGGAACGTCGCAGAAACGGTCTGTAGTTAAGCCTGACGCACCCCGTTACCTCAACCACACTCAGAGGTGAGGTACCTCATCCCTTGAAAGAAAGCAGATCGGCACATGTCCGGAAACATTGCGCCAACCCCGCAGTTCCCTGAGCGCAGCCCGAACGTCTACGAGGCCAAGGTTGTCGCGGCGACGCCAGGCGAGCGCGGTCCTCTTCGCTTTGAAGAGGGCATTGCCACCGACACCGACATCCCCAACGAGTTCGCTCGTGGCGCCCTCCAGGGTTACATCACCCCGCCCGGTCGCCCGAACCACAACACCAACGTGTGGGAGAAGCCTGCCGAGGAGACCATTCGGGAGCGCGCCCACGTGGGCTCGGCTGCCTGGGTCGAGTCGAACGACTTCCTCGGCGAGTTCGCCGGTGGCGCCTTCAGCGACCACGCAGAACAGCGTTACGAAGAGGTCATCCGAAACGGCGGTCACCAGTACCGGGCCAACCCGGCAACGGTCATCGACTGACCTACCCCTAGACGCGGTTCCCAGCCCTGTCCCCCTTCTCCGGGGCTGGGGGCCGTGGGGAGTAACTCATGGCTGCGATACCCGCAAACGAAAAACTTTGGAACATGTGCATTGCACAGGCCAAAGCGAAATTCCGCGTGTATCCGTCGCCCGCTGCAAGCCACTGGGTGCACGCCCATTACGTGCAACTCGGTGGTCGTTTTGTCGAGTCAAAGAAAGACGTCGACCCCAAATCGAAGGACAAGGACGCTCGTCGTAAAGAGCGTGAGAAGGGCAAGCAGAAGCGATGACTAGCGCGACAATGGATTTCTCGCCCCCATCATATAGGGCGGCTTCGAGTGACCTCACGGTCTCCATTAGTCCGCTCGGGCTCGTTGAACTGGCGGACGAAGAGTTCGAAGTTCATGGGCCACGACTTAACCGCTACTCCCTCAACTGGGCCATGTACCTGGGCCACCACTGGTCCCACCGGCGCCCCACGGGCGAGACGCAGTTGTCGTTCAACTACTCCCGCGCCTTCACCGACTACCTCATCAACTTCACCTTCGGGCGGGGCGTACAGTTCAAGTCCCCCAAGGAAACTGAAGCCATCGTCCCGGACCTGCTCAAACGCGTCTGGGAGGTCGACAACGACAAGCACACTGTGCTGTGGGAGATGGGCCAGCAGGGCGGTGTCTCCGGCGACTGCTTCATCAAGATCGCCTACGAGGACGCCTGGCCCGACAGCGCCGGGAACTTCCACCCCGGGCGCGTCCGTGTCCTGCCATTGAACTCCAGCCACTGCTTCCCCGAGTTCCACCCCCACGACCGTGGCCGTCTGCTGCGCTTCAAACTCAAGTACCGCTTCTGGGGTACGAGTCTTGAGGGCACCCGCCAGGTGTACACCTACACCGAGTTGCTCACCGACGACATCATCGAGGAGTACCTCAACGATGAGTTGATCTCCTCGCGACCCAACCCGCTGGGTATCATCCCCGTCGTCCACATCACCAACACCATGGTGTCCGGGTCTCCCTGGGGCCTGTCGGACATCAACGACATCCTGTCGCTGAACCGCGCCTACAACGAGACTGCAACCGACGTTGCAGACATCATCAACTACCACGCAGCCCCCATCACCGTTGTCACAGGTGCGAAGATCGCGACCCTGGAAAAGGGTGCCAACAAGGTCTGGGGTGGCCTGCCCAAGGACGCCAACGTCTTCAACCTCCAGGGTGGCGGCGAGGGCCTGACCGGCGCCTTGACCTACCTGGAACTGCTCAAGCGTTCCATGCACGAGATCGTCGGCATCCCAGAAACCGCGCTCGGCCAGGTTCAACCCATCTCCAACACCAGCGGTGTGGCGCTGAGCATCCAGTTCCAGCCCTTGATGAAGAAGTACGAACAGAAGATCGTTCAGTACGCCAAGGGCCTGGAGAAGATCAACGAGATCATCCTGCGCCAGTTGTTCCTCAAGGAGCCCGAGACCCTCGTCTGGGACGAGAACACCGAGGTCGCCCTCAAGCCGGGTCAACTCAATGCCCTCGACCCCCGCGACCCGATCTCCTACCGCTCGGTACCCCACTTCCCACCACCCCTGCCGTTGGACAAACTCATCATCCTGAATGAGATCCAGGCCATGATGACGCTCGGCCTAGAGTCCAAGGAAGGAGCCCTCAGTCGACTCGGCGAAGAGTTCCCGGACGAGAAACTGGCCGAGATTCGTGCCGAACTCCTAGACGACGCCAAGCGTGACGGAGTCCTGGCTCTGGTCAACACCGTCATCGCCAAGGAGATCTCCGAACTCACAGGCATGATGCCAGGGCCAGACGGCTCGGCCATGCCCATTAACGAAGGCCCGGTAGGCGCCGACGGCTTACCCACAGCAGCCCCAACCCCGGAAATGGACCAGGGCGCAATGCTCGAACTGGTCAATGAGTCCGAAATCCGTAATGAGTTGGTGACCGAGGCATTCGGCACGAAACTGCCGCAACGCCGAAATCCTGACACCGACTGATGCGTTTAAGCAGACATCTCTTTGGTACCGATGTTTGCTTAGAAGGTAACCACCCGAAGGTCAATCGTGTTACGCGGCTATGCCGCAATCGGACAACGACCACTTCACTCCAAGGAACCTCATGACAGTCAATGGCAATGAGGGCGAATTCGGCGCCGGTGTGACAGAAAGTTTGCCACCCGTCGCGGTGACCGCTAATGGTGTCATCGTCGGAGCCGACGCCCCCGAACCCCGCTTCCAGCAACAGCAGCAACCAGCAGCACCCCAGGGACAGTTCATCTCACTCGAGGAGCACCAGGCCCTGCTCGGCAAGGTACGCGCCGAGGAGAAGGACAAGATCTACCCCGAACTCAACGAGACCAAGGCCGCACTCGCCGACATCAGGCGGCGCCTTGAAGCCGAGGACGCCGAGAAGCAGCGCCTCCAGGACGAAGCCGACGCCAAGTTGCAGGCAGAGGTCGAAGCCAAGCAGACCGCCGAGGAGCGCCTCCAGGCGCAAATCGATGCCATGAAGGCCGAGCGCGAGACCGAGCGCCAAGAGCGCGACCGGGAACTTCTCATCGCACAGAAGAACGCCCAGTTCGCAGAACTCGACGCTTACCGCACTCGGCGCATTTCCGAGGAGTCCGACGAAATCATTCCGGAACTACTGGAACTGGTTCGTGGGGAATCCCCGGAAGAAATTGAAGACAGTTTGCGCGTACTGCGAGACAAGTCTGCTGCCATATTTGAAGCGACGCAGGCAGCAACGCAAGCACTCCGTCAGAACTTGCCGGGGACACGGGTCACTTCCCCCGGATCTGGACCACTGGAAAACGAATCGTCTACTCAACAGTTAAGTCTCGAAGACATTCGAGACATGTCGTTCAAAGACTGGGGTCAAATTCGCGGACGCCTCCTGAAATCTTCAGGGTCCGGCGTTGGCATGTACGGGTAACCGCGACCACCTTCTCTCCCCTTCTTCCCTTATAAGGAGCCCCACAAATGGCGAATGCCATTACCGGCACCGGGTCACTCGCGGCATCCCCTACCGCGTACTCAGGTGCAAACTCAACGCTGACCCCGGCGATTCAGACCATTTGGTCAAAAGAAATTCTTTTTCAGTCGATGCCCATTTTGCGATTTGAGCAGTTCGCTGTAAAGAAGACCGAACTCGGCGTCGCCCCCGGCCTCACCATCAACTTCATGCGTTACAACAACCTCGGCAGCGCATCGCCGCTGGTTGAAGGCGTCAAGATCGAGACCCACGCCCTCACGGCGTCGCAGTTCTCGATCACCGTCTCCGAGCACGGCTACGGCATCGCCGTTTCTGAGTTGCTGCTCAACGCATCCTTCGACGACGTCATGGCCTCAGGCTCGCGCCTGCTCGGTCGTAACATGGCGCTGTACCTCGACACGCAGGCACGCGACACGCTGCTCCTGGCCCCGTCGGTCCAGTTCGGCTACCAGATCAACAGTTCCGCCACCCGTAGCGCGATTTCGCCCTACGACAACGGCACCGTTGGCACCACGCGTGACAGCCTCGACGGCACGTACAACTTCACGACCGCAAACGTGAAGGACTCCACCGAGACGCTCGCAACCAAGAACGTCCCGCGTCTGGGTGAGACCTACGTGACCTTCGTGCACCCGCACCAGAGCCGCCACCTGCGCGACCTGCCCGAGTACATCGAGACCACGAAGTACGCCGCCCCCGGCAACTTCATGCTCGGTGAAATCGGTCGCCTCTACGACCAGGTCTTCATCGAGACCACGCAGATCAAGCAGGTTCTCAACGCCACGAGCAAGACGGTGTACCAGGCCATCACCATCGGTGACAACGCCTTCGGTCACGCCATCGCCCTCCCGGTCGAACTCCGCGACGGTGGCATCCTCGACTTCGGTCGTGAGCACGCCCTCGCGTGGTACTCCATCTGGGGCCTCGGTCTCATCACGGAGCAGGCAGTCGTCATCACCGAGACGAACTGACCTAACCAGGACTACCCAGAGGGGTGGCGTGCAGCCGAACGCGGCGCCGCCCCTCTGGCGCTTTACCTGTAGCAACCGAGCCACTTACTAACGGAGAATTCCATGGCACCCAAACCCAAGGCACGCCCGTCTGATTTCACGGGACGCCAGCGCGAAGCCCTCGTCGAGGAGCACGCCGAAGAAGTTGCCGAAGCGTCAGAGCGAATGGCCCTAGCCAACGCCACCAAAGCACGCCAGGCCGTCAACAGCATCACCGACCTCACCGACCCGACCAACATCGTCGTCGAAGAGATCCTGCCCGAGGTTCTGGACGAGGTCGAGGAGATCGATGTCCAGTTCGTCGAGGAGTACGAGGTCGTCATCCCCCTGGATGACCTTGAGGACTGGACCTACGGCGCCGGTAACCACCTGAGCCTCAAGCAAGGCCAGAAGTACCGCGTCAAGAAGGCTTGGGCAGATCACCTGCGCGAGAAGGGCTACCTGTACGACACCCGTTTCACGGACACGTCGGTAGTCGACCTCAC